CGCACATCAATCGACTATCGTAAGTACGTCAGCACACCGATACTCATGCGTGCCTTTCCGGAGGTATACCATGAGCATTTGGGTAAGATGCTGCAGAGCGAAGAGATCGCTACCGTAAAACACTACAAATCTGGATCTGTAGTGGAGACCCAGGGGGCCGTTCTATCCGGAAGTAGTTTAACTACTTTCGGCAATACGATGCACAGCGCATTCAATGAATACGCCGCGCGTCGTAGCGCTGGACAGTCCCCTGAAGAAGCCTTAAAAGCAATGGGCTTGTATTACGGTGATGATAGTCTCTTCGAGTGGGCTTACGGTGACCGGATTGTTGCGACCGCCAACAAGCTCGGAATGTGCATGACATTTGAGGAAATGCCCGAAGGAGCAGCACCCGAAAGGTGCGTGTTCCTGTCGCGTGTATATCCCGACATCGACACCTGTTTGGCTTCCTACCCCTGCTTTCGCAAGGCGTTGGCTAAACTGACGGTATCGACCAACCCCATTGCACGAACACCTGAGGGGAAGGTCGCGATGTGTGTCTTAAAAGGTGAGGCCTGTGCAAACGTCAATGGCCATGTCCCAGTCATTGGACCTTTTGCACGACTAATGGCCAATTCCGGCAAGGTATCGCAGAAACACCGCGATGCTATTCTCAAGAGCGACGGAGACTTGCGCTATGCTTTTAAGCATATGCCCTCCAAGATCGAATTGAGCTACTCAGAGCGTGATTTGTTTATGCACAACATCGCGCTGGACCTGTCTATTTCAGTGGGCGAGCTTAATGGGTACGATGAGGCCCTTCGCGGTTTTAAATCGCTTAAGCAAGCCGCTGGTCTGAAACTCGCGAGTGACGGACCAGAATGCCCAGACTGGGGCTACTGGCTCAAGTAGATAAGACTTGGATACCACTCATCACCTGCATTAACATCTACCTCCCGATGTTGAACAGTGTATATATATCCGTCCTGTTCCGGATACCACAGCATCACCGCATCACTTGCATTGCATTCCCAACACAACGCAGCTACGTTTACACCGAAAATGGTCAAACCAAGCAAGAAGACCAAGAAGGCGCAGAAGATGCGCCCTAAACCACGGATTATTCGGCCAATCCGTACCGGATTCGACGCTCAAGCCGCAGCATATGCTCGGCTTTTGCTCGATCCTTGTCACGCTCCTCTTACTCGCCCAGTTGGTACGCCGACTGGAGGCATACTATTTCGAGCGCAGTCAATTATCTTGTTAGGTAGCACCACCGTTAACAACTCCGCTGCATTCCACTGGGTGCCGAGCGCCATTAACGCCTCGAACACTGAGCTGCTTTTGTCATCAGGACTAAACGGCGCCACAAACACTGCCTTCTCAGCTAGTGCTTTGTCGCCTGCCAAGACCTTCGTGAGCAATTCAGCTAGCGACGCACGTTGCGTCGCGGCCTGCGTGCGAATCATGTACGACGGTGCCGAGTCTGGACGCGCCGGACGTGTAGCCTACGGCAACACGGTCGGCGGGTCAATGACTATCTCCACCGCCAGCTCATATGATTCACTCATGGCCCAGCTTGAGACAATGGAACGCACCCCACAAACCACAGCTGAAATACGCTGGAAACCGACCGATTACGACACGGCATTTGTCGACCCTGGAAACGCCATTCCAGTTCAGGACCGCGACCGACGTGGAGCTATATCCATCGTGGTTGTCGGACACCCTATTGGCAACCCGCTAACCCTTGAGCTTACGGCAGTGTATGAATACCTGCCAATAGCTGGACAGGGCATAGTGATGAACACCAATAGTGGTTCTACGTCCGAATGGACACCTTCCAAAGTGGTTAATCGCCTGTCTGCTGCTATGGATAACCCTTGGGTACAGCGAGCTGCGACAACTTTCTTGTCCAACCTCGGTACTATGGGTAACACTACCAGACGCGGTGGGCGACGTGCCATGCCACTGCACATCGACTTTTGACCCCCTTACTCCTAGCCCCTTTCTTCTTTTTCGCACTTATATCATACAAAACCAAAAACAGGTATAGCATGGGCATTAGGCCCCGGGAAACGCATCACATCTCTTTTCTTAGATATCTAGAACACCTCCACAACTAGAGCAAGCACAGCGCATCACATGAC